AGAATTGATCTCAGCCAAACCAACTACACGCCAAGTGTGAAGTGGGAGTACTTGCATGAGCCCAACATCAAACAGCTAAACTCTATCTATCGAGACTATTGCAAATACAAACATTTTGCGTCAGTGATGCCTATATTTGACTGTCGTTACACAGACCCAATGACAGATGTAATAGGATACTACGATCAAGATCGGTTGGTTGCATTCAGTTTGATCCGACGATATGATGATCATAACGCACTGTGCGATCAATTTGCATGGAACTACAACAATCCTAAGTTGAGATTGGGAATTGAAACAATGAAAGCAGAGTGTGCTATCTACAAGGCTCGGGGATTCCGATATCTGTACCTTGAGCAAGCACACTTATACAAATCTAGCATGGCGGGATTTGAAATACTAGGACCACTGGAGTAATTATGGATTTATACACAATTTGGGCAGACAAAGAAGGCGACATCTCGGACCTTGAATGGGTTAACGGAATGAAAAGTTTCTTTGATCATTTGATTTCAGAAGGCAAAATGGAAACATACAGAATCACACGTTGCAAGATGGGATTCCGATCAATTGCAGACATGCCTGAATGGATGATCATTATGGAGTTTACGGACATGGGTCAAATGGATTCAGCGTTCCGACGAGTAGCACCACTTGAAGGCGACCTTGAAGTCAAGCACAAGTCATTCAATCAATTTGTGTCAGGCAACATTCAACATGCCTTGTTTAGAGATTGGCCAGATCAAAACTTATGAACATCCTCAATCACGTACCCATAGTACCTGATTGGCCCAAACCAGGTATTAACTTTTTTGACGTAACCGGCATTCTTGCCAATCCAGCGGCATTTGATTACTGTTGCAGTTGGCTAGAATCTCAAGCACATCAAACCACAACTACCAGTCTTGTGGCTGTGGAAAGTCGTGGCTTTGTGTTTGCGGCTCCTGTAGCAAGACAGTTAGGACTTCCACTGATCTTGGTACGTAAACGTGGCAAACTGCCCGGTGCCACAATACAACACAGTTATCAAACTGAATACAGCACCGACACCATTGAAATGCACCCACACGCTCCAGTAGGAACACATCCGTTAATTGTGGATGACTTGTTGGCCACAGGCGGTACTATTATGGCAGCAGCTCATTTGATTCGCAGCCAATGGTCAAACACCACAATTTCTGCCGCTGTGATCATAAACTTGCAAAACTTGCCTGGCGGCACAGCACTAACTGCTGACCGTATCAACTGGACAGGATTGATCAATACCAATGAATGATATTATTTTGATTGCCATCCGAGAAGAAGCACCGGATCTCAGCCACATGATGAATGTGTTTTATACCGGTGTGGGCAAAGTTAACGCTGCTATAACTGCCAGCGAAGTCATCACAAAGTATCGCCCACGACGTGTCATTAACTTTGGCACAGCCGGTGGTATAACAGTTGCACCTGGATTTTATCAATGCACTCAGTTTGTGCAAAGAGACATAACCTGTGAAGCATTAGGGTGTACACCAGGCCAAACGCCTTTTGAAACTGGCGTATACATTGGCAACACCTCTGGCCTGACTTGCAGTACTGGCGATAATTTTGTGATGAATCCTGCACTCGCAATTCCAGCAGATGTGGTAGACATGGAAGCCTATGCTATTGCCAAAGCATGTGAGAAATATAAAGTTGAGTTTGTGTGTTGGAAATACATTAGTGATCAAGCCAATCAGAATGCACATAGTGACTGGCAACAACAAGTTGCTCAAGGACAATCACATTATGTCAACAAACTCAAAGAATTAAACTTATTATAAGACTTGCTACGCAAGTCTATTAACTTCGCTTGCGCTCGTTAATGTGATTGATTTCAGGAGCGAAGCGATTAAGTATTCATGTAGATAGATCTAGTCAGACGGAACCGTTTTGCGCGGTTCCGCTGTTGTCTTCATGTGAGTATCACTAGCCAAGACATTGGAAGTAGGTAATTTATTATACACCGTATGCTAAAGGACTCTGTGCTTTTCCTTCCTACCACGATACACATATTTTCATGTGCTCTAAACCTCGTTCCTAGTGTTTAGATTTTTATAGCCGGTGTTCTCGTATGCTAACATTCATACTATATCAATGCGTCGGCCCTATTGTTCTAGCCTCAGACTCACTTCCAATTTTTCAGGATAGTCAGATTTACTGACGGGAGTGCCTCAATATGTCACGTGTCCGGTTATTCCCCGGTTTTTCCACAGCGGTATTACAAACTGGCCCGCCAACCTTAGGTGTTAGGTAAAATGTAACCTTTTGGAATCCAATTAACAAACTTCCCACCGCAAGTGTTGCAAACTATTTTGCCTGCATGCGGTCCAGTGGGTTTGTTGATTATTTCCCATTCATGATTTTCGTGTATGCCTAGGTGTTGCCTGAGTTTTTTTCGTTGTTCGTGCCATGCTTTGTCAAATCCTGTTTTTGGGTTAGTCCAATACGGATCATTCAAAAAGCCAGTGTCGCTTTTGTTAGTTTTACTGTAGTCAAGTTTAGTCATAATTTTCCTATGATGTGTGAGCCATGTACACGAACTTGAATATGGCCGTTATAATAATCTGTTGATTCTAATACTTTTCTTGTGAACTGTTCTCTTGCTTCAATGTACGAACATTCTGATTTTGATTTACAATAGTAAAGTACTTCTCTGGTAAAGTTTTCGGTGCCTAGTTTGATTACGTCTGCGGTTAATTCTGGGCTTGACCCATAGTACTCTCTCCAATCTGAATCGATCTTTGATCGTATCTTCTTCCGCTTCTTTGTGCCGTTCTTTTGTTTGACTATTTTATATGTTGTTTTGCTAAACTTTGCTAATTTTTTGCCTATGTACTTGCGTCCAGATAGATTATTTGTGATTAGATAAACAAAACCTACACATTCTTCGGGCAGTGTCTCAATTGGGGTATCTTGATAAAGCCATGTCATGTGCAAATTTGATTATGTGCTATAGTTAGTCCTTTTACCAAGAAGTGGCGTATTTTTCGTCAACTAATGCACTTGAGCATTTGGTTTGACATTCTTGCCACTTGTAAGTTTGGAACTCGTTGGTCCAAAAACTATCCGCTAATACGTCTGTTAATGTTTTTGTGTTTAGATTGAAGTTGTTTGCTAGTTGTTGCCAGTCTGAATTGTGATTGTATCTATTGGCTACCCAACAGCAAGGAAATAACCTGCCGCGGGCATCAATGTACAATCCTTTGTTGCCTATCTCGCATAACGGAGTAACACCGTTACGACTTTGAGTTTGATTGAATAGTCGGTTGTTTGTGAGCGAAATCGCAGTCCATTTTCCTGCCTCTGTTAAAGGGGTAACTTCACGTTCAAAGCGATGTGAACTGCTGACAAATTTTACGCTGGGTTGCAACGGATCGTCCACGCCATATGATGGATACACACTGCCAAACTTTGTGCTCTTGGTCAATTGAAATCTGTCCACACCAAGTTGTCGGGCAACTTTTTTCATTGTGTCTATATGATGTTCATTAAACTTGAATGCAATGGCAGCCCACACAATTTGGCAATCACTTATGCTACGCAGTATTTGTAACCCATCAATAATGCTGTCATAATCGCTGTTTACACGATATTGATTGTTGCTGGCGTTATTGTATCCATCTATGCTAAAGTGAACACTATCTTTTGAGTCTAACAAAGTGCCCAATTGAGTCCACCAGGTTAATTTTTTGTGTGATCCGTTAGTGACAATCACAATCTCAACAGGTTTTATATTTTTAAGATAGCTAATTACAGGTATCAAATCATGTGCATAGATAGGATCACCATCATCACCACAGAATGTAATCTTCTCTACATTGGTTCTCACAAACTCAGGAGTAAAGTTGCGTTTGAAAAATTCTAAATCTAGTTCGGTATTAACAAGACTGTCAGGCACCTCTTGACGGGCACACCGAGGACACCGCAAGGTACACTTGCTGGAGATCTCAATGTGAAAATGCCAAGTTGCTAACATAATTCAATTTCTTTTCGCCACTGATTTGAAAATGCTGTTTTAGCTTGATCTGTTGAACAAGTTGCAACACAAGTTGCATGTTTCTTTGGATAAAAATCTACTACAGAGTCAGTGCGAACAAAATTTGTTTGTGTGGCACCAATCCAGCAACAAGGACTAAGATTGCCACGAGCATCTATATAAACACTTTTTTCTTGCTGTGCATGACATTTTATGGCACCATCAAATGAGTGTGCTTGATAGTTGCGTGGCCACTCCAGTCTGCCAACTAATGGCCGTTTGCTGACTTTAGCTCGAAACCATTTGAAACCCATGTCGCGAGCCAGCTGCTCACACTCGTCCACTTGATGTTTGTTGTGTTGATAGATCAACATGTCCCAGTGTGCTGAACCACCTGCTTCGATAAATGCCTGTGCGTTTTGCATGAGCTTGGTCCAACTCACACCTTTTCTATAAACAGCATTGGTATCTTCTAATCCATCAATGCTGAATACCACATAGTCTCGGGGTTGGTTGAACAAGCGTCCAATTTCATGCCACCAGAAAGTGTTTTGTATAGCACCATTGGTGTTCATACCTAGGGTAACATTAGGATTTAAACTTCTGACCCATTTGTAAATGTCTCCAGTGTATGCACCAGCGGCTGGATCTCCGTAGTTGCCGCACATAAATACTTTGTCTAGACTCTTGATCCTACGATCACTGAAATGTCGTTGTATGTGTCCTATGGTCAAATGATGTTTTTGATCTTTGCGAAACGTTGAGTCTGTCTCTCTAGCACACGCTGGGCATGCGGCTTGACACACATCAGTGGGCTCAAGATGTAATACTTTGATCTTACGCAATTTCTACATCCGTGTTGTAACTGGTAAAGCCATTCTCTTTGATCACTTTGAGAATGTTTTCTACCCTGCTTGTGAGTTCATCTCTATGACTTACAAGCCAAATTGACTTGTGACGTTCACGACTCATTTTCTTTAGCAAGCCTAGTGCATTCTCTACACCTTGTGTGTCCAGACCGTTGTCAATCATCTCGTCAATGAACAGCAAGTTGATGGGTGAGTACAAACTTTCCCATACATCTCGAAATGCCCAGCTCATGCTTAAAATCAGTCGATTGCGTTCGCCACGACTCAAGTTGTCAAAGTCCAGTTCACGACCCAGTTCTTCAATGCTTACGGTCAAGTCGTTCATGAACTTCACTGTGTGTGGCAAGCCAATTCTATCCAAGTAATGTGTTAGACGTTGATTGAGATAGCTTAAATTTTGTTCAATAATTTTCTTACGTACAAAACTATCTTTGCTGGTCAACAGTTTGAGCAAGAAGTCTTGATGGTCTTGCACTCTAGTGAGTTCGTTCAAGTGATCGTAACTCACAACCTGCAGGGCCTGTTGTTGCATTTCGGTAATTTGTTCTGTATACGGATCGGTCTCTAGTGCTTTGCTATTGATCTGTGTTAGCATTGTAGTCATGCGACTGCGATGATCAATTGCTTGAGTTTCAGTATCATAATGCGTAACAGGTTGTGTGCCAACTTCTACAGGTGTGTGTTCTGCCAACTGTTCAGCATAGGGATCTGTTTCTGTACGTTTGGCATCAATCTTGTGCTGAATATTTTCCAGTTCACTAGAATGTCGAATTGCTTCTGTTTCTGTTTGGTAGTGTGTGGTGGGTTTGATGCCTAACTCGCCTAGTGCGCTTAGTGCATCAGTGTTCTCAATCCACTGTGTATTTGTGGATAGAGCCTGTAGTGCTGCCTCTTGCAAGGCTTTCTCTTTAGCAGCCAATACTGTTTCGTGATTGGTATCGTGGAAGTCTTGACCACAAGCATAGCACTTGTGAGCTTTTAATTCTTCAATTTCAGCTTTTAACTTATCAATTACTTTTTGTTCTTTGGCTTCGTCTGACACACATCTAGCAATGTGTTTTTCAAGATCCACAATGTCCTTGGCTCGCTGAGTGTAAGCAGCCAAGTTAGTGTGTGCTTGCAGTTCTGCTGTGATATCAATGTGGCTGAGTTTGTTGTAGGTCGATTCTAACTCACCAATGTCTTTGTGTTGTTTTTGTTTCCAAGCAGTTTGTCGACTCACAAGAGCAGTGTACGCATCTTGTTGTTGTTTTCTTGCAGACCACACAGCTAGATCTTTGTGAGCCAACAGTTCTAGTTCAATGTCAATCTTTGCTAGATCGTCATACTGACCAACTAGATAAGCCACGTCACTGTCGTACTTCTTTTGCCAAAGCACTTGTCTACGCTTTAAACTTTCAATCTGTTCTTCAATTCGTTTGTTGGCTTCTTGCACAGCACGAATTCTAAATTCTTCTTGCGAGATAGCATCTTTGGTCTGTCGGTTGAGTTCCTTGATTCGATCAGCACGCTCACTCAACAAGGTAATGCCCAACAACTGCTCAATAATAGTGCGCTGGTCGTTGGCCTTCAAACTTAGAAACGGTTCTGTGTATGTGTTCAAAGCCAACACATGTTTGAACATGTCGTGGCTCATGCCGATAATACGCTCTATAGCATCTTGTGTCTCTCTTGAATCCCCTTGTGCTTCGTCTTCTGCGGCCTTGTGTTCGTTGTTCACATAAAACCTGAGCAAATTGGGTTTGCGCCCACGTTCAATTTTGTAATCTGTACCATTGATGTGAAAGTCTAGACTGACTAGCATGCCTTTGGCATTGGTCTTGTTTACTAGATTATCTTTGCGGATGTTTGATAATGCTTGTCCGTATAATGCATAACTTAGTGCATTGATGATTGTGGTCTTGCCTGTGCCGTTTCTTGATCCATCACCACCTAGGTCTAAGTTTTCACCTAACACTAAAGTAAGATCGTTGCGATCAAAATTAATGGCCTGCGTGGCTGCGCCCACACTCATGAAGTTTTTAACAGTGAGATTTTTAATTTGTATCATGTGCTAGTATTGTATTTGCTAAGGCAATGTGCCCATCTTCTAATAAGTGGCCAGTTGATCCAACAGAATGTTCTTTGTGCAACTTTGTTATCCACCAAGCATTCCACCCTATGTAATTACTTGTATCTATTTGTTTTAACAATGTTTGAATTTCTGTGTGCTCATTAAATAGTATCTCATCATCCATTAGATCAAAACATACCAATGATTTTACGCTAGAGTTAAACAGATTCCAATCAACGCTCCATCGATTGAGATAATTATGATCTGCATTTAGCATAACATATGGTTTATTAATACTGTCTAGATATCGTTGTAACAATACAATATTTTGAAGCCAACGTTTAAAGTTATAAAGCTCGTTGTTCCAAAATACATAATGCAATTTTCCATATTCTTTAAATTCAGGGTAGTGACTATACAATGAATGCGTTAAATTTGGGTTAAAATTTACATCATGGTTGTTGTCTGACCGATAACGTGTAAATCTAGATGTATAAGTCCAGGCAATGTAAAAACAATCAAACTCGTTAGCATGTTTGATAGTTCTGTACATGATGCGATCGTTGGTGCCACCGCTGACAGCATCGTTTACAAAATCACAATTTAACTTTTTAGAAATTAGTGCAGGCCATGCTTGATTACGATCCGTTAGATCGTCTCCAAATGTATGGCTACATCCGTTAAAGTATAATCTCATAAGTTTTGATAAATCTTCAGCAGTAGTCGGTTGTCGTAGAATTCTGATTCAATGTTTGTGAGCTGGTCTGTGACAATTTGATCTACTGACTCAAACTTAATCTCGCCAGGGGCCATGTCTGTGTCTACATCCGAGTTTTTGTTTGGAATAAGCGACATCTCACGTAGGTCGTAGTCTTTCACAAACGTTTCTTTGATGAAGTTGGCTTCTTCGTATGAAATCTCAATGTCTAGTCCAACACGCACATGCATCTTGGGCTTAAGAAGAGCTGGAGCGTTATCAATAAGGTTGGCGAGTCCGTAGACCCTGTAGGTCGGTTGAGCAGGCCAAGCATGAAACTCAGGCGCTGCTCCCCACTCCAGTATAGTGAGTCCTCGTTCGTCGTCACCAGCATCCGCATAATTGTGAGGGAACGCATTACCGATATAGGTAATGTTCTTTTTGGTCTGTCGCTTGTGAAAGTGTCCGGTGAATACATGTTCAAAATTCTCAAAGTCTTCTCTGCGCACTTCTCCGTGATCTGGCATCTCTACCATGGCATTCATCAAGTAGCCAGGCAGTTCAAAGTGCCCAAACATGTACTTGCCAGTTAGTTTGGGTATCCTCTTATGATCATCTCCGCAAAGCCAAGGGGCAATAACGACATCACCACTAGAGAACCAGTCGTTACATATTTCCACATTGGGGAGATGACGTGCCCACTCCACACTTTGAATATCACGCTTGTCGCGATAATAAAGGTCGTGATTTCCAGGTATAAAATACACACGGTCAAAATTAGCATTTAGATGCTCCAGTGATCGAAGGCTGTAGTTGAGTGTAACAATGTTGAGACTGGCTCGATTGTTGTGCCAGTCGCCTAGGAACATGGCAGTTTCACATCCTTCCTCTTTGGCCTTAGCAGTGGCCCATTTTACAAAGGTCAAACAATCTTCATTGTGCAGAGTTGAATTGGATTTGAGTCCAAAGTGTATGTCAGTGAAGATTGCGGCTTTGCGGAATAGATTAGTCATCCTGCTAGTATACTACTCATCCAAGCTAGATACAACCGGTCCGGACATGGCAGCCATACCAGCTTTGCCGGAGTTCTGTCTAGTCCACGATGGGTTAAGGCCGTTCATCTCCAGGATGTCATCTCGGATATTTTGATTTTTCTTTTCAATGTTCAAGATACGAGTAAAGCTATTAGTGATAGCGGCAGTATAATACGCAAAAGGGTTCTGCGATTTTGACTCATCAAATTGCAGTCCAATTTGACTGAGTTGTAACAGGGCTTGTCCCCGCATTTCTTCGTTGTATGTGTATCCACGCCAGTTACTCCTTGTAGCATATCTTTCGCATAATTTCATAAACATCATGGCTAACTTGCGAGTCATGTTGCCGTGATCTTTTGAAAACTCTCCAGTTTCCAAATCACCTTTCCAATGGCTACGACCCACAAGGTAAGGCTTCTTGTCTTCATCCAGTCTATACTGTTCAAACGGTGGAAAGTTCACTCGCACATGATTTAGATCCAGCACAGGTACATCTAGTATTTCTGCTAGTGGGTCGTCTACTACATCATCCAGTTCAAAAATGTCTTCTAGCTTTTTACGCTTGGCTTCGGCCTTGGTAATTTTTTTAGGTGCTTTGGGAATGTGATCCCAACAGGTGATGCGGAAAACTAAATCAGTGTTGGGGATT